TAGACCCCCAGGAGAGCCAGCACCCCCTCCTGAACCTGCGGTAGCGGTAGCAGTTCCTGAACCAAAGTTATTCGCAGCCACACCACCACTCGGTCCACTCCCCGAACCAGAAGAAAGTCCAAAAACGGCAAATGTCCCAGAGGATTCGGTATCGAACAAGTTATAAGCCGCCGTAAAGATTCTTGGGATATTAAAGACTGTTCCCGTCTGACTCCCTCCTGACCTACCTGGTTGTCCCGTGTCCGAACTAGCAGCGACATTTCCTGCCCCCGAAGCTCCTGATGCCGTGCCTAATGACCCAATAGACTTTGCCATACTCGTTCCCGTTACGCCTACCGTTCCATTTGCAGAACCACCATTTGTTTCTGTAACCCCAGTTGCCCCAGTCTGTCCAACCACAGTACCCACAAGAGAACCAGAAGCCACCGCTGCGCCCCCCGTAGCACCTGAAGCGTTATTTCCATTATTCGCAATCGTCCCATTATTCGTAAGAGTCCCAGAAACAAAGATACGGAATGAGGCGGTGTTCAAGGTTACTCCACCGTTAACCGTGAGATTCGCATAGAACATATCCCTCGTAAGAGAGGTATTTCCAGAGATAGTTACGTTCCCGTCAGAGCCATCTCCAAATCCAACCGCACCGCCAGAAGAAGCGGAGATGGTCACATCTCCCGTACCGCCAGAAATAGATATATTCGATCCCGCAACTATCGAGGTAACACCCGAATTAGTGATAGTAACCGCTCCCGTTGCTCCTGAGACTCCAATTCCTGTTCCTGCGACGTTCGAAGTGACTCCCGTATTGGAAACCACCACCGCACCCGTCGTAGGAGTCACGTTGATTCCCGAACCCGTACCTGAAACCGAAGATACCGTAGATAGACCCGTTATGGTTACCGCACCTGTCCCAGCGGTAGGACTGATGGAAATATTAGGACCCGCTACGATATTAGAAACTCCCGCAGTAGTACTTGAAAGCGGAAGAGTCGGGGAGTCAATACCGTTATGCTGATGGTACGGAACTTGTGGAACACTAAACTGACTTTGGTTGGCAGCATTTTCGATAGCATTATCTATATAATTTTTAGTATCACTGTCAATCATTGTTGTGCGAAGGGTTGTCCTTGGATTTGGGTTTTAATCGTATCTCCAATGACTCTGATTTGAACAAGTCGGTTATAGGATGGATTTGACGCGATACCAGTAAGCACCGCTTGGACAATAAGCCACTGTTGATTTTCAACTTTAGATGGTAGATTCCCTGATATGGTAACCGTAGCCCCTGGGTTCGGGATGGTAGTGCCATGCGTTCCCGCCGTTCCATTTACTGTTCCTATCAACGTCATGTTCCCAGTCGTATAATCCGCCAAAGAATATCCTGCGTATAAAGCGATAGATTCTCCCGTGAGAAGCGGCATTGAGGTCTTAACTTCAAATTGATAAGGAACCATTGATTTCAAAAACGTCCCCGTAGGGATGAGATCTGAAGCAATTACCGACTGTCCTCCCGTGTAGGGAGTGGAAACCGTAGAGTCAATCCCATAGGTCGAAGCACCACTGTTCCACCCGATGTACAATCCCGACCCTGGAGGAGTAGAAACAGTCGAGGAACTCAATGGTTGGAAAATAGGAATCAAAGCCGTCGCATAGCCAGCATACGTCCCGTAAGAAAGTTGATTCACTAACCTCATGGCATTGGTGTCTAAATCGATCGCCCACACCCCTCCGTAAGCGGTAATTGGAGAATCTCCGTTTGTAAATGCTTGTGCCGAGAAATACATCTGATTCTTTGTCGAAGCAACCCCTCCCCATGCGAAATACGGCTCTACCGTGCCTGAGATGTGGTCGGGAATCTTCATCCATAGTTGAGCCTGAGAGCCGTTGGTAATAAAAATCCTTCCTCGGTTTCCAACGAAGATATAAGTATTCGTATTCACCGTCACCATTTTTTGGATATAATTCTCAGCCAAAAGAATAGGATAGGTAAACGAAGTCGAAGTCCTGTCCCAGGGATAGATAGCGTTTCTCTGACCTCCAACGAGAAGATTTACTCCTAATTCCGCAAGGCAGTTCGTGTTATCCTGTACGGGGATTTGTAGAGCCTTCTTGGCAAACGTATAGGTAGCAAGTGTCGCGGGATTAAATACCTGTCCCGGTTTCTCAAAAAACGACCCCAAGAAGTTTGAATCGCAATAATAAAATACATTGTCCTGACCGACTAGGGTAGCGTGAGGATTGTTTATACCAAACGGAGTATTTAAGTAGTTAGAACTGTTGTTTGAGGTCGCATCAGCGGGATTCCACCCGTAAACCCACGCAACGGTAGCGACAGGAGTATAGTCTATCCCTCCATTCCTAAAGACAAAAATATATCCCGTGGGCGAAGAACCAGATGATTCATAATATCCTATTCCATTTCCGTTAGCATTTCCTCCTTGAGAAAAGGGATCAAGATTATTTCCCGTATAGACCCAATATCCATTTGCTGTCGTTCTATAATTTGTCCATACCTGTCCCACTCCATCCACACACCAATAGGTATTACCCGCAGTCGCATAGGCAAAATAGGTCGGACCATTCGGTGAAGCAACAGAAACTCCGGGACTTCCCACGGAATAGGAGAAGAAGCTTCCCGTTCCCGTCCCCCCAAGGGTAACAACAGTAGAAAGAGCGAAGTCAGAATATATTTTAAATGTTGCCCCACTTAAATTACCAAGCCAATAAGTTTGATTCGGAGTAATTCCCGATGGCAAAGATGCACCCGTGAAATACAACGCCATACCTGGGTCTAGCCCCGTACCACTCGATACGGTAATGACATTCCCTGAAGCCGACAAAACCGACCCCGTGATAGCGGTAGCAGATGCTAATTTCGTTGAAAAATTAATCGAAGCCTCACCGGGAACGGAGATAATGTTGATGTTTTTAAGGTCGGTCAATCCGTCGTAAGGAGAACTAGCAATACCCTTATCAAATCCTCCGATAATAAGGTCTCCGTTTGTTGGGTCAATACTATAAGCCATTAGGATGTTGCGTACATTAAAATTACCGCGCACCCCGACGGGATGCCCGCGTTTAAAACATAAGACCCTCCCACGATTGAATAATCAGTTGAAGGCATCTGTATCGAACCATTTACCGACATATAAATATCAAAGGAAACCGTCCCCGATGGGATGAATGTTGTCTGGTTGTTTGTTGAAGAAAATGTATCTTTCTGAAAGAAAGTTGAAATTCCCGCCATCTCGGTAAGTATCCGATGGGTCGTAGGGTCGGCGTAGACAAGCACCGGAGACTTTCCGTCTACCGAAGAAGTAGCAAGTAGGGTAGTTACGAAGTTCTTATCCCGTTGTGCGTTGTCTGCCATTAAAGCGTGGTTGAATCAGTTAATATATTACCCGATGAATCTGCGTAAATCGCAACGGGGGTTAACCCGTCAAGATAGGAAACCGCCAATAAGGTTGAAATATCGTTTTGGTCTTTGAGTGCGTTCGACGGACCTCTATTTGTTCCTGTTGTTCCATCGCTCATCATCAATGAATGAGTAACAGGATTGGCAAGGATGTTGATAATGGTCTTCCCGTCGGCGTTCAAGACGCAGGTTAACGTGCTAACGAAGTTCTTATCTTTATTACTTACCATCTCGTAGTTTTTTTAATCTTGCTAATGCCCTTTCGAGCGTAGCCCGTTGATCCGCTAACTGTATCTTCTCGGTTGAGTTCTGTTTGGAAATGACACCGTTTTCTATTTCTTGTTCTTCTACGGCTTCTTCCCTCGCAATGAGGGCGGATTTCCGTAAAAACAACTCCTCATCAACCTCTTTCTTCCTCTGGAGAGACCGTTCCTCGATGGATTTTGACGAATGGAGACGATTTTGAGCCTCGATTTGTTTGGTTTCGGATGATTTCAGGTTTCGAAGAGCGGTTTGTTGGTCTGCCCTTGCTCTCTTTAACGCATCTTCCATCTTTTTCTTCGACTCAAGCAGGTCTATCTCGTACAGGGAGAGTTTTTCTTGATATTCGTCGAGATATTTCTCCTTTTCCCCCAAGGATTGTTTCAGTTTCTCCAGATTCTGCCGTTCTTTTCTCGTAAGCGGGCTTTCTTTCGATAATTCCTGACGCAGATAGACCAATTCTATCTTTATCTCGTCCCTTTTCCCAGAAAGTTCATTTATCTCTTCGCCTATTGAGGAAAGGGATTCTCTGCGCCATTTTTCGAGAGCTTGTTCTTCGTTTACTTTCAACTCTCTTAATTTATCGACGTACCCGCTTATCTTTTTGCCTTGGTCAATTTCCCTCGATTGCTCGATTGCCCTCCCCTTGGCTATTTCAGATTTTTCGAGCAATTTCATGGTTGTTCAAATGACTTTGCGAGGTCGGTCATGCTGGCGTTCTTTCTTACGGGCTTGGTGTTAATCTTGCCCTCGTCGTCTCTGCTTAGGCGATCTTCGATGTTAACTTTATTGACCGCCGTTACCGAGACCTTGCCCTCCGGCAATGGCTCAAGACAACGCTGAATGTATGGCGTAAGCTCATTTAGTGAATAAGAAGCCGCACCACTCATGCCATATCCTCTTGGAGAACCGTCTACGTTCCTCTCTCTTTTTAGAAAGTCCTTATAAACCTGAGACTTTCCGAACTCACGCTCCGCTAGGTCTTTTGCGAACTTCTTGCGAATGTTCTGAATCTCTATCGGGGTCGCATCGAGCATGATTATCGGAGAAGTAGTCTGTGCGGGAAAAGCATATTCCTTGCTGTTCCACTTGCCGATAAAATCCTCATCCGTCCAATTCGTGAACCGAAACGTCCCGTCAAAATCCTCTGGGAGAACTTTCTCCACCGCCATGATATTGTTTTCCATTTCCTTATACAGGATTAATTAATTTCCCTTTACAGGGCTTATGGGGATTGACCGATAATCAACCCCCCAACCGAACGACTAGAGGTTAAGGTAGATAAGGTTCGCCGCAGCCGATGAAGCCGCAACTGCCGTATTACCGATAACCGTACCCGTTATGACCGAACCAGTGTAGGCGACTGCGCCAATATCACCAGCCGTGGTCGTAGACGAAGCAATCGCATGACCAACCGCAGGAGCGGTCGAATCAGACACTGCCGCCGTCAAACCCTTAGCAACCAAGAATCCATAGCTCGAAGGAGAAATGGCATACAAGGCGATACCTACCGGCGTATTCGTCGGCGTGGTCGGATTGATGATGACATTCGAACCGTGAGCAGGAATCAAGGAAACCACCGAAGAGGTCGTTAAAGCGAGGTTCGGCGCATCTTCCAAGGTAACAACTACGGCACCAGAGGTTACGGTCTGGGCGGTATTCCCCGCGATGCGGAGGAACTGTCCGAGACCCGTTGACGACTGTACCGATAAGAAACCACCCTGATACTGATTCGCCGTTACCGCCGTACCACCCAAGGTAGCAGTAACCGTAGCAGGAGTATTTCCATTGTTGGAATACGCCTGAACCGCCGTTACCACAAGCCCCTGATGATTCGCGATCAACGCTGCGTCCTGATACAACGTACCCGCAACCGTGGTGGTTGCCGAAGAAGTTGAAACCAAGACTACTTCACGACCATCCGACAAGTCCCAACGCGTTCCCACCAAAGAGGCAAGGTTCGCATCGGTTGACTGTTGAAAGGTCCCCGAAGCGGTGAGAGCCAATGGACCCGTTGCACCGCGCTGTGTTATTTGAGACAATTGTTTGTATAAATGTTATTTTATTTAGACCTTTAAGCGGTTCTGGTGAACACATACGCCGTGGAGCTTGAGAACATCAAGGTAAAACGTCCGACGCCCGTTGTGCCATACGCCACCGTTAACTGTCCAAAAGAACCTGCCGTCGTCGCCGCCGCATCCGACTTAATGCCGTTTGTCGCGACCGCAACTGTTACCGTCCCCGACGAGGAAGACGCAGTATTGTCGATGATAAGGTCAAAGACCGTTCCTGCCTCCGCGCCTAATGCCGCACCCAATAACGTTCCCGTAGGAAGCGTCATGGTTACTGCCGAGGTCGAGGTGCATTGAACGTATCCCGTCGCTACCTGAGCTGCGGTAAGCGTTGCCGTTGCGTTGCACACCGCCGGAAGGCGATGTCCCTGAACCAAGGGAAGTTTTGACTGGAAACCATTTTCCAGCATCCCTGGTACATACTGTTCTAATTTAATAGCCATGATAGTTAGGTAGTTAGTTTATTACCTCACTATGCAGCGGCCGTGATTCCAGTAAGAACACCAAGACGGAACGGAGCCGTTGAAATGAGCTGTCCGCCGATGATCATGAATCCATTTACTGTTCCTTGGTTATAGGCTTCGATCATTCCTGTCCAAGTAAACGTATCCTTCGGGTCGTAGAACTTATCCTCATAGACGTTTCCATAAACATCTTTCGCTTTAGGAGAAACTCTCTCTCCTTTCCACCACTTTAAGCCGTACCACTCCAAGAACTTCGTATTTAACATATAGAAGCTGCCTGTCGTGATTTTCTTATCGCGGGAGATAATCATTCCATCCCACCGCTGATCCGAGTAACCTGAGGTCTCTGCCACTCTCCTATCGGAAGGCGCAAAGTCCTGATTGTTCCTCTGGAACGGGGTCTGAAGTTGCTCGAAATAAGCCCACGTTGTGTAGTCCGTGATGATCATGTCGGGTTCAATCGGTCCATCCGAGATAGCGTTCCACAATGTACGAACCTGAACCAACGAAATTGCGTTGTTGGTCGAAGCCGTAACGGTAGAGCTGAGTCCCGAATAGGTCGCACGGGTCAAACCTCCATAGGTCGCCGCCACGGTGCCGTTGTCTACGGTGTTCGCAAGACCATTCGGGGCTTTTCCACCGAACGAGGTGCCATCACCTTGCAAGAAATTACCGAAGTCGTCGGATGCGTCCTGCGCGCGCGATTCCATTGTTACGCTCATAAGTTTAAGCGTCTGCATGGAAGTGTTGTTTATGCTGAGGTCGGAACCAGCGAGCGAAACATTTGTAGCCACGAAGGTGGGATAAAATGTCAGGTCAACTGATACCGGCTGTTGAGTGATAGGAAGAAGGTCATAGCCATTGAAAGCTACGGAAGAAACACCCTTTTGGTACTTACAATTTTGTTACTCGCCTTACGGCGGGAGAAACCGCTTCGGATTTCTCTCACGATGTCTCCACCGTGTTCAGACTATTACATCCCTTTCGGGTCAGCTCGTTTAGTCGTTGAAGGCAGGAAAATTATTCGTCAATTCCTTGTTTGCAATATAAAGTTTTTCACGCTCTGCTTTTATTTCTTCTGTTACTCGCACTCCTCTACCTTTCATAGTTTTTATGAAAAGAAGTGCGTTTTTAGCGTGTCCACCTTTTATTACAAGGAAAGGTACTAATTGTTCGAGAAGGATGCCATTTCTTGGATTCAGTGCCATAGCCCATTGATAACGGGTACGCCACTTTCCATTTTTATCGGGTCGTACGTAAGATAATCCACCAAACCTGTCTTTAATCCATTTGATTAATTCGGGTCTAGTATTTACCACATACAATCTTGCATCATATCGCCCACCACTTTTTGATATTGCGATACTTCCTTCTCCGTCTATAATACCTGCAAAGTAAGCTAGTTCTGGTTTAGTCATAGACTAATCTTATACCTATCTACTTTGCTTGTCAAAGAACTTTCCTTTCCTCGGCGTTATCCGTTTGTACTGAACCTTACGGTTTTCGTCTCTTGGGAACTTCGCCGTGTATTAGAGCCAATTTTCTTTATGAGATTCGCCTCATAAAGCGACTAGTTGTTAATCGGGAACAGCATCTGTGAGCCATCCCATTTCTTCGTCTTCTTCATCAACTCGCCGAAAAAGCGATTATCGCGCAATGTAATATCTACCCAGCGAGGAGCCAAGTACTGGTTCGTCGTGGTCGTTACATTCACGCCTGGGGCTGAAGCCATAGTAGTTGATGTAGTTTAATTTATTTTTACTTAGAACATTAAATCGTTTTCTTTAAGGTACTTTTCCTCTGCGGTCTGGGCGAGTCGTGAGGGTTGTGAACTTCCGCTTTGAGTCATTGAGCGCGAGGATAATTCCTTGGCGCGACTATTGTTGTTTGAACTCTTTTTGCGTGCGAGATACAATTCTGCGGTTGCGTCGGGGTCGGCATATTCGATGATGTTTCCGTCGGAATCCTTAGGAGATACTTTCTCCAACAGGGTCAAGTATGCCCTGCGCTCCGTACTATCGGACATATCAATGCCATAATCGTCCTCTACTCCCTCCATAATTGCATCAAGGTTCTTTTCTTCCTCTTGAATTGCTCTTCCTTCGCTTCCCCGCACTTCCTCAAACTGTTCTAAAGCTCTTTTAGTCCCTCGTTCCTCTGCGGCTTTTATGTTCCGCAAAAGAATATCGGTGGCTTTTTGGCTTTCAGGAGTGTTTGTTCCAAAGATAAGGGGGATTTCCTTGTAGGGATCGTCGCCCACTTCTTCTTGAAACTTCTGTACCTCGGAAAGGGTTTTAATCCTCTCCGCCATGGCGATTCCGGCTTCCCGTTCACGCTGGTACTTCTCCTCAAGTCTGCGGTATGCTCGGTTCTTTACCTTACTTTCCCTTTCCGCTTCGGATTCCTCTTGTTCAGGGGATTCCTCGGTTTCAGGTTTATCGAAAATGTTTTCGTTCTTTCCTTCTAATTCTTTCAAGAACTCTTCTTGTTCTGATGCCATATTTGTGTCCTTATTCAGGATGTTACTTTACCCTTGCGCAGGGAGTTTATATTCAAGCCTTTCCAATGGCGGAGACTTTACGAGCCAGTTCCTTATTCTTCTACCTTGTCCGAATCAACTTCCTTATCCTCTTCTTTGGTGTCGTTCTTATCGTCCTTGCCTCCTTCCTCTTCATGGTCTTTGGTGCGATGCTTCTTTGAACCACATTCCTTACATTCGATGACGTTTCCAAGTTTCTTCTTAAGTGCCTCTGATTTCGCTTCTTTCTTGCTCATATTATTTGTGTTTTATTTATCGACCGTTTATGGGTTCTGTCCGTAGGACATCCTTTCTTGTTCCGACTGTTTTTCCCTTAAAGGAAGAGCCTTGGTACACGTTGCGGACTGAATACCACCCTCAATTTTTACTCCCTCCATCTTTACCTCTTCCTCTTTTTCTATTTGTTTTTTTGCCATGGTTATTTAGCGATAGGCCATTTTCCACTTTCTGGGCGTTTCATACCCTTTCTAAGTTCGGCGTTTTTCTTTTGACCTTCAGGCGTTTCCATGTCGGTGCGATAATGACGAGGGTCTTTCTTCCCAGCCATTCCCTTCTCTATCGCCTTTGATTTGGCGGGGGAGGACTTCTTTCGTAAATCGTGAACTCTATTCAATTCATCTACTATATTTTTATCCATATTATTTTGCTTGATTGTGTATTTCGTGAGCGGTTTTCATTTTTGACTCCATAGACTCCCAATGAGAATCTGGTTTGTGCCACTTCATATCCGCAGACTTCTTCTTCTCCAATGCTTTTGTCTTAGAAGTATTGGCGGGTTCAAAATCACGCTTTAATTGCTTATGCTTCGCTTGAAACCTTTTGAATTCTGAAGGTGACATATCCATTTAATTCTGTTGATACTCAGCCGTTAATGTTGAAGTCGCCGTCGATTGCTGAATAGTAAGACCTTTCGTGAAGATGTTGTCAAACGTCAATTCGAACGGGTTCGATGCGGTTGCAGGAATGGTTATCTTTGCGATAATGTTACTCGTTGTCGCCGTTGAACTAGAAACCGCATCGAATACCGTGATGACGGAAGATGCCACGGGGGTTGTTACGAGAATCGTGTGCAAGATGCCAGGATATGTTGCGAGAGTGGTTGTCGCTTGGGTAGCGTCTGTGTAGTCGTTAAACGCCGGAACGCCGTAGATCTGACCGAGTTTCTGTGTCGCGTGGAAAGAGTTATACGCAAACAATCCCACTGCAAAGAGAACTGCAAGCCCTACGATACCGAGGAAGATTTTATTGAGAGTTGTCATGGTTAGTATTCACCTTTCTTTAGGCGGTTTTCTTTATAATTTTTTTCCGCTTCCCTTTTACCCATAGTGCGAAGCCCAGAACGTGGCATCGTTCCAAACGCTTTGTGGTCTTTCTCAAATGTTTTCCCCTTCTCTATCGCCTTTGATTTGGCGGGGGAGGACTTCTTTTTTTCAGTTCCAAACGGGCGGGTTCTTTCCCCACCTCCAGGATTCCACATTTCTTCTCCTTTTATCTTTGCCATATCAGTATTATATTATTTTAATTAATTTTGTCTAAAAATCGTGTATATTACTTCGGCAAAGCGTTCGCTTGGGAAGCCATCTTTGCTGAAGCCGACTCTTTCTCTAGTTGAAGTTTCTGCTGATGACTCTCTTGTTCGTGGCTTAGCTTCTGTTCATGACTCGCTTGGGTCTGTTGAAGTTGCGCCTGACCTTGAGCTTGCTTCTGTTGAATCTGTTGCTGACCGACCTGTTGTTCCTGCTGGGCTTGCGCCTGAGCCGCCTGCTGCTGTTGCTGGGCTTGTTGTTGCATAATCTGTGCTACTTTCGCATATAGCTCTGGAAAGTTTAATTCTAAATAGATTTGAGGCGCAGTCGCATACAAAACTCCATCTCCCGCGGCATCGTCGGGGTTATCAAAGTTCATCTCCTCCAGTAATGTCTTAGGTCCGATAGCTTTTGCTTCGAATAACTGCATGGCTTCGTTGTTCTTTGAAATCTGGTCTTTCGGTTGCATCGAGTTCGCCGTGATGCCAAGGATAAGCTGTTGGGTAAAGTCCTGATTTGATAACTCAACATACTGCGTCGCAGACCCTTTGCCTAAAACAGCCCCAAAGTGCTTTTCATCATAAAAGACGTGGTACAACTGTAGAAGCCAATCCCCGCATGACTTAGCAACTGATTGCTCAATGATGTCCACAATACCTCCGCCGATTCTTGACGTATCTCTGCCCTGATTCAAAACCATCCCTCGCGCGGTCTCGTCTGGTTTCGCTGGTTGGCTTGAGATGCCTTGCGTCCCCCACGAAGAGCGGAGATCGTTCTTGTGCAACTCTAAGTCATCGAAGAATCCATTAGGGATATTCGGAGCCTGGATACGCACGATAGCCTCTCCTATCGGCCTCCCCGTAGGCACTAAGACCTTTCCGACGCCCCTAGTGAGAGCATTAGATGCTTGTTTGGCGGTCTCCTGATTGAAGTTATCCTCCGAGAAAGCAATTCCGTTGTTGCCTTGGCTTATATTGTCGTCTAATTGTAATGTCCTTCGGGAGATAAGACTCTGGTTCGGGATGTTCTGCTCAATTAGCCCAGTGATGTCGTGGGGATGCTCTTGAAGGCTAAAGACCGATAAAAATATATATGGCTTCTTTGGAATAGCAAAGTGATTCCTTGGCTTATCCATGACGGGATTCCCATCCTCATCCTCGAAATCTCCCTCCGCTTTCTTGGGGTATCTGAAGTATTCGTTCTTGTGTTTGTCTAGAACTTTATCCTTGAACGTCGTAAAGCAGTAATCATCATTCCACCATTCCGTATAACAGACCTCTGTTCCTAGCTTATCGTTGACCTGAAGCCTGATGTACCCTGCGTGTTTCGGGAACAAAGCCATAAGTTTCGAAGCCGAGACGTAAATCCTTTCTCCCAAATAGGAAGAGAAATCTCCGTACACATCCACATATCCCTGAGGGTCAAAGATGAAATCCTGTATTTTTCGGTTGTCTATCGTAACATCGCTTATCTTGTCGTTCCAACCAGCCTTCAAGACCCCTAAGTGATGGATTGACCACTGCCTGACCATAACCGCTATCTTTCTGCGGATCAAAAGCTGTTGGAAGTGGAACTGAACCATCGTCTGGGCGTTCGCGGACAACTTGTTCCCCGCTTCTGAATTATCCGCAAACACATACGGAGCGGGGTCTTGCGCTGTCGCAGCCGGTAAGAACGTTTCCTCGGACTCGAACTGTAAATTAGCCGCCGAGGGCATATCGTCATCGGGGAAAGAGCCGTCTTTCGTGAGACCCAAATAAGACCGAAGATTTCTCTTCGGGATTTCCTTTATCTTAAACTCGTAGGTAGCGTAGTCTTTTTCCCAATCATCACGAAGCTTTAATAACTCCTCATCCACCATCGGGAGGTCGAGTACATCTATCTCCGCTCCTGTTACTCCTTCGGGGTTTTGTTCTCCGTTGGGAACTTTGTTTACGTTAGATTCTATAAGGTCAGTAACACCAATGATGTTCTGCTCAAAAGAGGTTGGTTCGCTCATTGCTTTCATTGAACCACTCCAACTGTCAAATGTCTAAAAATCGTGTATATCGCGGGCGGATTAGGAATCGGACCTAACTGGGCAAGTTTTGGAGACTCGCCCGCTCCCAGAACCCCACCCTATCCCTCTTCCATCCAGTACCCCTCGAACCGAACCCTGATAACAACATCGGGTCGTTCCTTAACGGGATGATACCCTTCTATTTTTGGACGGAACACTCTGAGGTATCTATGGGTCTTGGGGTCGTAAACATACATTCTTCGATACTGACGCTGCTTCAATCGATTATAGAGTCTCCAGACCTCTTGGTTCATAGTTGCGCTTCGTTGCCAGTTAAGATAACTCCGCTAGGGAGTTGTGGTTCGACTATTCTTCCCTTGTTTAACGGTGTCCCCCAGACGCTCGTTGTTTGGACTATCTTCGCCAAATCCCCGCCGTACTTTTGGAGACCCACGATTCCGTAGACCAACGCATGAAGGTAGTCATCGTGTCCATTCCTTTTCCAGACGTACTCCGAACCATACAGACTCCTGTCGTCTCTTTCGGGGGTCGATTTACTCGTTATCTCCTCACGGTAGATGTTATCGAACTGCGAAGCAAAGTCAGCCCATTCTTCCTTTGTGCCGTTTAATCTGATTCTGCCCGTGTCCCTTAATTGTTCAACAACAAGCGTAATCATCCTGTTCCGATCCACATAGACCTCTCCATACTTATCTCCCTCACCCCATTGGACTATTTCCGTAGTCTTTCTATCCTTGCGGTAAAAGCATAAGAACACTCTTCCGGGAAACTCTGCTTGAAGCTTTCTGACGCCAATCAAATCCCCCCCTTGGTCAAACACCGCCTTACTGCGCTCAAAACGCTTCAGGTGCTTTCTAATCACGTCATAGGGGTCTTTACTGGCGGTTATTTCTTCCGCTCGGTCATAAAAGAAAACACCGTCTTTATTCATCAGGACGTAGTTTATCCCGTGAGACGTATCAGCACCGATTATTGTTATGCCTTTCTGTTCGTTTACGAGGTCAACGCAGTTTCTTAAGACTACCGAAGATTCGATTCTATTCTCTGACTCGATATACGGTAAACCTAAGACGTAGTTGTAGAAGTATTGCTTGTCTTTTTGCGGGTCGTTGAACGCTTTGATGATGTCTTTCGCGCTCTTGTTGTAGAGCATGAGCTGGGAGATATGGTAGCCAGAAAACTCGCCTTCTCCTGTAGGTTTCCATACGCCATTAACTCTATCGCCGTCAGACACAATTTCCTTGCATCCTCTACAGACATAGGCTTCTCGTCCAATATCAATTGAATCTGGCCAAGTAAGGATTTGTTGCTCATTGCATTTACTGCAAGTTATAAACCATTCTTTTTTATCCGATTGTTGCCAGTACACGTCGACACCGTGTCCAGCGAGGCTAGGATGAGAGAAATACCATCTCCAGCCCCCGTCCTCTTGTGCTTGTAGTCTGTTTTCATATTGTACAATTACGTTCATATCCGAGGCATCCACCTCATCGTGTACGTTCAGCCCCGACGGAACCATCATCGCTTGCTTTGCGGAGAACGTACCACGGTAGAAAATCATTGCATCTCCTACCTGTTTCTGTTCTACGGTATCATGGTCTTTGCACCACTCCATTAAAATAGGATTCTGAGCGATGATACGGTTAAACGACCCTCCAACCATATCCTGAACATCTGACTGCGTGGGTAATGTGTAAATAATCTGCCGCCGCAACTTCTTTGCCACATAGAAACATTTAAGCGTATTCATTACCGTAGCTCCTACCTGTGGCGGTTTTAAAAGAACTTGCAACGGACTTAAATCATTGTATATCTGAAAAAGAAACTTCCGCTTTGTAAACTCAATAGGAAAACCAACCTCATTCTTAATCTTGTGCTTTATCGCCCACAACGCCGGACTCCCTTCCATCGCTTGGGATACCTGTGCTTCCGTATATAACATTCAATCGTTCGGTAAGTGCTTTAACCTCAGGTGGCGCATCGACCTCTACGTTCACGTTCACATTCTTTGTTGGGGCATAAGTACCATGAGCCTTGAACACTTGATCGGCCGCCATTAGCCTTGAACTCGCTACTACCGATTTATCATAAAGAATCTCCGATACAACCTGCTTCGCTCCTTCTTCACTAAATCCTAGATTAGTAAGTTCTTCTTTTGTGCCTTTTGCCTCTAAAATTATCTTTGCGTTCGACTCTGCGGTACTTTCCCTATATCCAACAGAAACCAATAACTCCTTTTTCTCTTTTGGGCGCGGCGAATTAACATCTTCTACTATCGCTTTTGCTAGTTTTTTCTGTAATCGTGTCGCCATGAGAACATTATACCTTACTCTCCACTTGCCGTCAAAAGTCCTAACAAAACTGTCTGAGGATCGTTCGTTCGTATCTCGATTAACTTACCATTTCGTTGTGTCCAGCCCTTATAATTGCCGTCTGGCTGTTTAATAATGCTTATAGCGTTTGGGTTCTTTGTAGGGTCGTATTCCTTATCCTCTTTTTTTATCCCCGCCTCGATTTTCTTTATCTCGTTCAATGCGTTATGTTCTTCCATTGGTATTCAGTTTTCTTTCGACCTTTTGGGCGCATTTTCGACATATCTCCATCTTTGAGGTCGCCATCCTCCCTATGGGGGTCATAATACTTTGTCTCTTTACCTGAAACCAGAGTCTCATTTTCTTACACGTTCCGCATCGTTTAATCATAGGGTTATTTGAACTTGTTTTGGTTTCTTTTTCCCGCGAAAAATCGCTTCATAGTATAGTTGACGCTCCTCCCATTTCTTTCCTTGAACGTCATAATCAGCCCAGTTCAACGTATAAAATATCTCACTATCCGTTAGTTGCCAACCCTTCCAATCTACCGATTCCAACCCCTTAATAATAGCACGTTTTACCTTTGGAATCAACCATAAAAACATTAATAACCAATATATATTCTTGAACTTATTATTGACATCTTTTGTTCTTTCCCGGCGGCGATCTATTTCCAAAAGTCTTTTAATTTCCTTAGGGAAATCCCGAATCATCATCTCCTTGCTAGTTTCGGACATCAAATCATTTAATCGGTATCGGTAAGCGTCATCATACTCGAATAGGGTAGCGATGATTTCAGCTGTTTTATTAGACAAAGATGGACCGAACCCTTGGCGTAATAAAAATGAATTGATAAAAACCCATATCTCTCTCGAAGTGGAACAATAGTAATTTTCGGACAAATACCATTGTCCTAAGCACTTATCGGCAAACTCGTTAAATGATTTTAATGTTTTTTCGGGGCGGAAGATAACGAGAGGATTCTTCAGTAATTCCCGCAAAAATCTCTTAACCTTGTCTACCTCAGCCATCGCCACGTTAAAATCCTGATACGCTGGACTCACCCCAACTCGTGGGATTTTGATGCCTTGATAGTAGGTAAAAATCCCCTTTCCCTTTATTTCTTCTATCGCTCGCGTTTCATACACCACCACCGTAGCCCCCGATAGGGGTTGCTTTCTAGGATATTTATATATCTTTGCTGTTTTATTCTTTTTCATCTTTTCGGGGCAACAAGACCACCGACCCCACGGTCAAAATCGAAGCGGCAACTCCGATAGCTGCTTTGACTGCGCTCAAAACAACATCCGCAGGATCAACGATTCCCTCATCGAACATATCCACAATCTTGCCCGTCTTTGAATCGAACCCTTGAGTGGTTTTTGTAAGGGTCAAACTTTTATATATTTCATCTAAATCCTTACCGCAATTTAATACAATTTGGTCAAAAGGTTTCAATAGTACGGTTTTTAATATCTCTTCCCCTACGGTCTTATCGTGAAGATTTGCTGATGCACTCATCAGGGCAATACCACCTCCTGCCACAATCCCATTTTCCAAAGCACAACTCGCCGCATTGATACTATCCTCCACTTTTAACCGGCGGTACGCAAGTGCAGATTCTGACTGCGCTCCCACGAAATATCTAGCGGTTTTAGTATTCAATCTCGCCGCACGATTCAACGCTTGATCTGAACCATCTACCTTGAGTGCTAAAATATGGTCATAGTTCGTATCGCCAATTTTAGTCAAATCTTTAATGCCGTCTAAGTAGGTATCTTCGGAATCTATCGTGATGTGTTCAACCGTTCCTAGGTGTTTTCTCTGTAAGTCCTGCATCTTTATTCCTTGCCCGATTACCATCCCCCCAGTGGCAAACGCTAAATCCTCCCACCATTCATCCGCCCATAAGACAGGCATCTTCACGACGACCACCCGGAAACCAGACTGTTGCCGAAGAGCGATGAATGAATTAATCAATGTAATCTCAATGTCCTCGCAAAAGATAACGATTTCCTTGATACCTTCGTTTGATATTGCTTCCAAAATTGAATCTACCTCTTGCGCTGATATGATTTTCTTCCTCGCCAATAAAATAAGCGGATTATTCAATGTAACCTTGGTCAAAAGCCCCGTGTTCGCTAAATCGCACATATACCGTGAAACATACGTTGCCCCGTTCATTGTAATCCCCGTCCCGATAGTATAGGAATCTTCGGGGGTCTTTGAAACGTCCCAGTTAATAATCCCGTCTTTGCCGATTTTCTGGTAAATCTCCTGAATCATATTCCCGATAGATTCATCCTCTGCGCTGATGGAAGCCACTTGACCAACCTCGTCAATGGTAATTTTCTTCGTCTGTTCTTTGATGGACTTCTCTATTTCCGGGATACAGGACTCTAAACTTCTCTTAATTTCCATAGGGCTAGCTTCGCTCAAATGTTTTAGTCCTTCTTCTAGTATCGCCGCCGTGAGAACACAGGTAGTCGAAGAACCATCTCCCGATGCCTTATTTGCCCGATTGATAGCCTCGATTAAGATGTTCTTTCCCAAATCCTCAAGCGGATCTGCTAGAACAATACTGTTCGCAATAGTATAGCCATCGTTTGTCGTCAAATACTTCGGGCTTCTAATATCTTCGATTATTCCATTTTGCCCCGCCGTTCCCATCGTGCTTCCTACGGCTCGTGCAATCTTTTGTATACCACTCATCATTCTTGGTCTCGCTTCTTCCGCAAAATAAAGATTTTCTTTCATTTATATTCGTGATTAAATAGTTGATCGTCTGCTCGTAAGATTCGTCTTATGTTGTATTCAAGGTATCTCTGACTAGGAATGTCTGGCGGAAAATGAACTCGTAACCCACATCGCTCACAACGGTCTAGGATTCCTACATCGCACTCAATCGGAACAAACTTGTGCAAGAACTTCCCCCGCGAACAGCGAGATTTTCCATATCTATTTGGTAGCACGGGAGGTTGAAATAATATCTGCATATTTAACATACCATTCAAAGTCATTCGACGCCTCAATAGGAAACTTAAAAGCCAAGAATCGGTCAAACTTCACCACGTCGCCAACCTTGATGCTTATAATGTCTTTATCAATCGCCAACACCGTTCCAAGTTCCTGATAACTGGCTTGATCGCTTGGAATAAACGATTTCTTAATAAGCGGTTGGATTTTTATATAACTATTCAATAGGATTTCCTTCATATTCTACGTCTTTAATTTCAGGTTTATCTTCGGGAATTATCGTCGCCATCTTTTTGCCCTCAATAATCGCATCGACCTTTTCTTTGTCTTTTTGAATATCATATCCCCCCAAGCGCCATATATTCCTTATCCTTTTTAGGAATGTCATTGCTTTAATTATTGCCTATTTTCTATTCTTCCGCAAGGGTCTACAAATCATATCTTTATCCGCATCGTGTCGGTACTCAAAATCGTAGGGACTGATTGAACTTACCATCTCCGGCAGTCTTTCCCGGCGTTCGTTGCTTCTCGCGTATGATGTGCAGATTCCACAACATAACACCTCTTCTTGCGGGGGGATTTGAGATGGGGGTTCGCCATTTGTCCCAAAGTTTTTCGTTGAATCTGCTATATTTTGGTTCATGTTGATTTCTTTTTCGACTTTTTCGGGGCGACTATATGGATTTCAACCCTTTTTATCTTAAAATCATCTTCGCTTCGTGCCGGAGAACCCGATGCGAATTCTTGATACTTAAATCGTATAGCCTGTCCTTTCTCTGGAAATGCACCGATTATTCCTCCGTAATCTTTATCATATACTGCCCAACCTTTTATCTTTTTCATTATATTTATTTAGTTAGGGGGATTCTTTTTGACTCTTTTTTCTTTTTTTGCGGGGCGAATTTCAAACCAACAATTCTGTTTTTTTAATCTTCCTTCTTCCGTTGCTTTTTTATTCCTAAACGATTGCCAATATAGTTTGCCATTTTTTATTTTGAACATAGAATCATGGGCGAGTTTACAATCACAACAAACATCCACCACCCCAGTTTTCCACGGAACATATATCCACTCGCCCGCTTCCGCTATCTTTCGTTTTCTCATAATTCTTTTGCTGAATGGGCTTTTATATAATCTTCGCCGTGTAATCCTTCCAAGATGTGTTTGGCAAAATCTTCGTCGGTCTGGAATGACCACCCGCAACCCTTAACTGGACACCAACGGTCAAACGACGAGAAGTCGCCCGATAGAGTTGGCTTATTGTGAAGATACTCTAGGTACACTATTGCCGCCGTGAGAACTATCGTCGCGAAAAGTAAAACGATTATTTCCATAGTGTTATTGTTATTTTTCTCCCGCAAGAGCTAAAGAGATTCTTGGGTTAGTAGTTTTCTTCTTTTTTTCCGGCGGCAAAAGACCTAAAAGAGCTTCCCTTAATATCTGTTCTGGTTTCATTTTTTAGGATGTTTTAGTTTTTTTTGGCGGGCAAAATGCGGATTTCGACACGCTTAATTTCCCAACTAATTTCTGGACGAGTATGCTGTAGTATCCATTCTTTAGTAAAGAGATTCTTTTTCCATTTCACAACTTCTACTGTATGTCCTCCAACGATTAACGCCCACCAATATATCTTCGTGTTTTTCATGTTTCCCTAATGAGTTTAATTAGTTTTGTATTCATGCTTTTATTTCTTGGGGGCGACTTTATCCCACTCCTTCAGTAATCTACCGCATCGTTCACACCACAATGCCGCTGGGCCAGCAATCAACCCACGAGGGAATCGTTCAGGTTTATGCCCGCGAAAGAAACAAATAAGTTTTTTCATGCTTCCCTGATGAGTTTAATTAGTTTTTCTATATCTAATGCTTTGATGAACTCTTCTTTCTTTTTTTCTTCGCGGCGAACTAGAGCTTCGTTTATTTCCCGTCCGATATTATTCCACCACGTTACCCGTTCATCAGCATCTTTGCTTGATAGAGTGCCGCCAATGGGCAGACCTTCCCAATCTTTATGCTCTGGCAACTTCAATTCAAGCACATACTCATCGTCTTCCCATGCGGCCTTTCTTAATCTTATGATTGGTTGCCCCGAAAAAGGAAGAAAAGATTTCTCTAACGCTTTTTCAAGAATGTTCCTAGCAGTATCGAGGGAATTAGAGTTTTTCATTTTTTTTGTGCGCGTCATATTCATTTTCTATCGCCTCTCTTGTGGTTGCGTTCATGCACTGCTTACATTTCTTCGGCGCGGGATTTTTTTCTGCCGCCGGAAACTCGCTGATTTGTAATTCACACCCGCGCGTTTGGCACAAGTAAATAACCTTTTGATTCCACACTTCATCTGCTTTTGGAGGTTGTGCGCCGTATGATGCCATGTTTATAAATTATTAGCTTTTCTTACGTTTGCTTCATTGTTTGCCGTAACCTTAAATCCTTTCAATGATTCAAATAGATCGTCGTTCTCTTGCCACTCTTTCCATTCTTTCGTCGTTTCCCACTCGTCTTTTGCGTCTACGTTTGAGGTAAAGGATTTTCGTATCTCTCTTAATACTTTTTTCGCCGCGATTCTACTCGCAAGACGCAGGATACTAACGTGATACATAAGGATTTGTATATCTCCTCCCATATCAGACCAACGCTCGGCACTTACCAACTCCTTTGAATGGAGTAAATCCGTGAACCGCTTGATAGTATCCTGTACGTCTTGATCGTTCATTAGAGTTTCGGCATATCGTCTTTAACGATTATCGAATAACCGTTCTCATCTTCGATGCGCTTATAGCCATCAGCAATTAAATACATCGGATATTTATTGCCGGACTCTTTATCAATCTCAACTTTCAACTCATGCCCTTGCCATAATGACGATGAACGTCCAAAAGCATCTATCAAACCGTTGATCGTCGCACGATTCAACGCCACCTTTAACGCTTCGGTAGCACCATCAAACTGCACCTTGCACACATCTTGCGTCGTAGGGCTTCCGTCCTCGTTCTTGAATTGAGTATTTTCAACTGGATTGGTTTCGCTCACAATCTTGCACTTTGCAACCCGTGAGTTATACAAGTCTTTCTTTACCGCCCACGCACCCCCTTCACGCTTATCGTAATCAGCCATTTATTTGTTTAAGATTTTATATAGTTTATTTGCCGCTTTGAACGCTTCTTTGTACTCTTCTGTGTTATACCGCTTCTCGACCTTGAACTCTTTTGCGCCGAAAGGAATAACAATGTATGCGCTAATTCGTACTGGCTCTTGTAGGATGCCTCCATTTGCCTCAAAAATGCCGTTCTCCGCCTGTTCGATGTCATAACCAGCTATCTGTATGAACTGACCATCAAACGCCTCACGGCTCGATTTGAAGTCAATAATAGCTTCTTGCCCGTTCTTCTGCCGAACCATGCAATCTACGATGCCTCCCGTCCACAATTCCTTTGAATAACAATGACCTTCGGAAACAAGGAACTTTTCTACATTATCGCACGCCCATATAGCAAACTCATAAACTTGTTTCCCCTTAAACAGATTAGGCATCGGCCCAAACGGAAGTCCACCATCCGCTATACAAGTTTTCACATACGTTTCCAACTCGGCATGCATATCCGTTCCAGCATCTGCTTTGTCGTTTTTACTCTCGTAATGAGCAAAGCGAGCTTTCTTGAAGATAGGATATTTCTTTTGAAGGGCATCTATTCCTGCTTTTTTGTCGCCACTTGCTACGGCTTCCTCGTACTCTTGGCGGATCGTGGGAATTTTCTCGCCCGATTCTAGACACTCAACCGCCGCCGTTTCTGCCGCCCACCACGTCAAGGGCTTTGAGATAACCCCGACAACCGTGGACGTTCCTATTAACGGCGCACCATCAAGAGTGTGCATATGCTCCCGTTTTTTATCAATGAACTTGTAATTATCCATGTGCGGTCATATACTCTTTACTCCCGCTCCCGACCATTGAGTCGTACATTGCGTCTATCTCATCATCTTCCGGCGGCGGCAGTTTTTCTTTTTCGTCGCCCACGCCTTCCACGTCGTCCTCGCCGCCAATCGGTTCAAATGCCGCCTTGACCGTTACTGGCCCTAATATCACATCCTCCCAAAACTCTGGGGTATGGGGTCCAAATACTTCTACTTTTTCTTTTATTTCCATTGAATTGATTGTTAATTTATTAACTACTCTGGGGGAGAGTTTGACTGCCGCCCCCAGAATAGTGTCAACCTCTAATCTGCTACGATGTTACTCTCTACCAAACCTTCCGCGTCCCTTTCTGATTTTTCTTCTTTTTCTTCCGCTGTCCGTTCCTCTACGGTTTCATCATCGAAACAGAATACATTGATTACGTCTTGTTCGTATTTTGTCATTTTGATATTACTGCGAATTTTTTACTTGCGGGAAACATTCGACCATAGCTCCCCAGATGTGATTCTATCGTCGCTACATCTGCGCCGAGGATAAGTGCAAGTTCCTTTAACTCGTGATAGTCATCAAGGTCAAGCAACAATCTTCCTTCTCTTGTGGCGAACTCAATCGCTATCTTTGCTTTCTTTAGGGATAGTATGCTGGCGGCGAGGTCTGCTTTTACAATTGATATGTTCATTAGCGTAGTACATACACCGTGCCGACGAGCAGGGCGATTCCGAAAATCCAAAGCATCTCAATCAAGTAAGTCCTTAACCTGTATGTTTTGTAGTGTTCCATTTTTTTGTTTTATTTGCGGGCGACCTTTACTCTACATCACGAATCTCTACTGCTACCGTCGGACGATCACGGCGGATAGCACGATAATCAACACGAGTGATTTGATGAGCACCGTCCACGCTAGTAGTAATAAAGAAACTTTGTGCCACTCCACCACGACGAATAACTGATACCGTAGCCCCCGAATCTACATATTGAAGCGTGCGATTAATGTTTGGACGAAGCATTGATTTAGTTTTAGTTATTAGTTTCTGGGTTCGACCTCCTTCCCATTACTCTAATACTACCACACCGCTATTCTCGATGCAAGCAAATCTGGGGATAGCATTTTTAGATTATTTTGGGGCGATTTTGTCAAGTTCAATGTCGCTTTTAACCTCGTTCCCCCATACATCCCACCCTTCTGTTTTTTGGCGGGCGAAAAGTTCTACTCTTGAACAATTTGGATAAAATCGCTCTATCATTTTTCTAGGCTCTTCTGGCTTTACGGAGTGTTTTCCTCTTTGAGCGACAAACCAATTATTTGTAGCTTTCTCGGTGCTAGGAATTGATTTTATCAAACCTCTCGTCCCTTCGATAAGATACTCTGTCGCAGTTCTTGGATGACCACCTGCACCAGTTTTTTTACACCATACCCATAATTTATCATATTGAAATCCCCACGACCTTGTTAAAAATAGTCCTTCCATTAAAAAATGGTTCGTCGTCCATATAAAACACTTTGAATAATCTTCCGAAATATCTTTTACTGGCAAATTACACATTTCAGCTATCGCCATCGTTGGATAAGATAATCCCTTAAAACCTGATTTCGTGGGTACATTGACCCATCTTATCGGCCACGGCGGGTCTGCGTAGATTATCTGGTATTTCTTCATTTCTTTTTTACCCTCGCCTGATGTTTAGCCCATTTTATCGAGTTACAGGCTTTGCACATATATCTTTTTGATTTTCCTTTTTGCGCGTCGTGTAGGGACAAAAGCTTTTTTGTACCACAGGTAAGGCAGGATTTTGGTTTCTTTGGGTTTTTCATTTTATTTTTGCGGGGAGAATCTTTATATTTTTTGGCAATTCGCCGCGAACTTCATACTTTGGATATTCTTCCGGCTCCCATAACCTGTACGCATAAATATACGCTTGATTCCTTTTTCCGATTTTTTCCAAAGGCTCTATCCCGCGCTCATCGCACAATTCTCTCATCCGACGCGTCATCGTATCCACCTTGTACCCTTCTTCCATGCTGAAGTTTACCAATTCTCCATAGGTTATTGTTCCCTTTTCTTCCACAAGTTTATAAAGATTGTCTTTGAAGCTCATTGGTTTTTTAAGAAAAATGCTTTTGCGAACCCTTCGGGTGTTATCGACCTTCTGATTTGAAGCGTACTCATGTGGTAGTCCTTTTTATATTCTTCCGGGATTTCCGGCAACTCTCTTGTATTGTCGTCCGTAGAAGAATATCGCGCTTTCTTACCTCGGTTCGGTGCTTTGAAATATCCCCATAAGTCCGTCGTCTTGTTGTAAGTTTCATGGAATTGCGACGGATCAAACGTAAATGCAGGCGCACCGAGAAACTGCCGGAGATAGCCCATAGGATTTTCTACCGCCCAGAAAGCAAGTTTCTTTTGCTCCCTAACTGTCCATATAATGTTCATACACGCCCGGACGACTTCCATACCTTCCGCAAAATCTCTCGGCTTCTTCGCTTTTGTCCTCGCCAAGCTAAACATCGTACAAGGGGGCGCGGCGAGAATCCCATAGACTTTATCCATTTCCACATTAAAAGCCGTTCCGTTATGTCCCATAAACATTATTAGTCCTTCGGAGAATAAGACGCTCCTAACGTCATTATCCGGCAACGTAATCAAGCGTACATCGTATCCGGCGTCTTTATATGGCTTGCTCCAAGAGCCAGTGCCACCGCATAAGTCCAAAATTATTTTATCGTTATTTTTCATATCATTTTCGCCCGCACATAAGGAAAGAAGAATGTCATGGTTTAGGAATCTTTTTTATTTTTTTCGGCCAGATTTTCCTTAAATAAATAATAATCCATTCCGTTTTTTTCTATCTTTCGCGGCTCATATTCTTTTATTGCCCTCTCAAACTCTTTCTTTGCGATAACAATAACCGTTGATTGATGCCATACATTGAAGGGTAAATCTTTATTATCTTTCGGGTGGAACATCCTAACCGCGCCGTTAAAAAGAAGATAATCGCCGCTCGCTATTGTATAAGTCTTTTTCCCTTTTCTTACTTCCATACTATAAATCCTACCACACATCATCATACGCAAGCAAGTGGCACCCTGTGCGTATCTTTTTAGCTCTTTTGGGCGGCGATTTTAGCGATAATTCTGCCCCTCATCAAATGTCTGTATCTTCGCCATCCATTTATCTATCATTTTTATATAGTCGTTCTTGTCGTAGATGACCGTCTTGTGTTTGAGTTTTAATAAATCGTCCATCACCTTTTGCGGGTAGTGTTCGTGCATATATTCGTCATATCCGGCGGGATTGCCATGACGATAAGTATTGCACTGTCCGCACTGCTGATGTACTCCTTTTTCCGCAAATAGAATAGAGTTATTTCTCCCGTCTATCGACGGCCAGTGTCCTGCTTGTAATTCTTTCCAGTGCTTCGGCTTTTTACAAGAGCAACAAATAGCAACACCTTGCTGATCCGCGTACCGTCGCCGAATGTACTCGCTAAAAACCTTCCATGTGGCTTTTTTGACCTCATTAAGTGGTTTTGCTAGTAGTAATTGCTTTTGTGCTGGACTCATCGCGGGGAAAAATTAATTCTATCTATCTCCATGATTCTTTATATTTTTTGGTTCTTTCGGGGCGATTTCAAGTACCTTCTTTGCGTTTTCAATTTGATATTCGTCCCATTCTTTCGGGTCGCTTAATAATACTTTTTGCGCCCAATCAACTTCGTCGGCAATCGCTTCATTAAGTGCGGCAATTAACCCTTCGTGCGCTTCTCCACTTGTTCCAAACTCCTCTGAATAATCTTTCCATACATATCCAGCGTGTTCTACTCGATAGCGTGCGGGTTGTCCATACGAATATGTTTTGTAAATACTCCAATGACAATCTCGGTCTTTGTGGTGGTCGAGCGAAACTAACTTATACCAAATATCTGTTAATTTTATGATTTCTTGTTCCATTTCATTTTTGCCGCGAAAAAATTAAAAAGGTTCTTCATTACTCACTGGATTCTTTTTTGTTTTTTTTGGGGGCGATTTAATTCTCCCATTTTTCTTTTTAATTCCAATAATTCTATATCGTTTTCTTCTATTTTTTTCGCGGTTATCTCCTCTTCGCTAGGACGATAAAAATATGGACGTTCTCTATGACAATCACAACGAGTGCCATCATATCCACACCGAGAACAAATAAGCTCGTTAGCCATTTTTATCTTTCTAAAACTCTTGTGTTATTTTTTATATACTCACCAACTTTTTCCTTAAACTTCTCATATGAAACTCTATCCGTCCAACCGAATGATGCTCCATCTTCCTTACTTGAATATGTCAATTCAATATCATTCTCATTTGCGCGCGCGAAAAAAACTCTATCGGTCAAATTAGCATCAAAAATAAACTCTGCTACTTCTTTATCTAAATCTATTTTTACTAATTTTCCTACCGTTATTTGCATAGTTTCATTTAATCATTTTCCGCCGCGAAAGTAAAGAGAAAAAGGGGATTAAAGAACTAGGTGAGGGATTTCTTGCCATTAAAGGAGTTTTTGTGGCATATTTTTTATTCTTTCCCGTCCGATTTCGCAATACTTTGGTTCTTTTTCAATACAAATCCAATTCCTTTTAAGGTTTATGGAGGCGATTGCGGTCGTAAAACTTCCGGCGCAGTTATCTAAAACTAAATCGCCTTCGTTGGTATAGGTTTTGATAAGATACTCAAATAAGGCGACAGGCTTTTGGGTGGGGTGGACGGCGGGATGTTCTTTTTTTATCTTAACAACGCTTGATGGATATTTCATTTCGCTGTTCTCTCTATCATCAAAATGGTTTGTTCCATAATGTTCTGATTTCGATATTCCCTTGCCGCCGGAGTGATTTTTACTTCCCAAGACCATTTGCGGATTATAGGTTGGAGGATTTTCATAAAACACTAATATATTTTCGTGATACTTCATTGGAAGTTTTTTCGCCGTAAAAAAATTAGAAGCCCTTTCCTTTTCCCATATCCACTCATATTTAAACATCTTAGGGTTACTCATCACTAAAGCGCTCGTAAACGGCTGGCTTGCGGTCAAAACTATCGCCCCGTTATCTTTGATTATCCTCTTGTACTGCGCCCACAAAGGTTCAAAAGGAATAAGAATATCCCAAGCGCACGCCGTCGTCGCGTAAGGCAAGTCGCAAAGAATCATATCAATGGACTTGTCGGCTATCTGGGGCATTAACTCCAGACAATCTCCTTGAATTATAGAGTTGATTTCCATCATCTTTGTTTTTCTTTGCGGGCGAAATTATATTTTATTCTCTTACGATATATCCGTTTATTCTTTTCGGCGCGGCGAGTGGTGTCATGTTGGGGCGATTTTTTACTTTCTTTGGGGTAGTTGCGGGTAGTTCTGATTTGATCGCCTGCCACTCTTCCTTTAATGTTTTAATTTGCTCTTCAGTGAGTTGGGGAATAAGTTGCTTGCTGATTTTGGGTACTAATTCAAACGCGCCAAACTGTTTTCTCTTGCTCTTACCTCCAATGGCAACCTGTGTTAAGCCAAACCATTCTCTTTCTGTTAATTCAATTTTGATATTCATTTTATGTTATAGATTGGGATACTCAAGCCGAAGCGGTTTTCCTATTCGGAGATAGGATTGTTTCTAATATAATCGGTAAGATGATTTCGGGATTTCTTCAGCAAGGCACAATGTCGTTAACGAGCCGTTAACATTACGTTAACAACGGCACTCTGCCTTGCTTCCAATCTTTATGCTTTCGCACCACGCCCCTTTACTTCAACGCGCCCGGACGCAACGTCATCGTGGAGTTTCAAGATTGGTTTTCCACAGCCGTAGCTGATAAGGATGGACTGCCGATAGGACGCCTCCCACTCATAGGGTCACTCTTTATTGTGGGTTAGCGGAGCAAACTAGACAGCGAGTGTAGTCAACCGCGAAAGACATCACTCAAGGGAAAATCATTTATTACCTGCTTGTAAAAAAAACAGATTCCAGGGCGTAAGAAAGTCTTGTGAGAAAAACTTATGCCTGCTGGAATCTGTTCACAAGACTTATTCCACACTCTGTACTAGAATTATATACCGCCCGCGAAAAGAAAGCAAGGGGTCAAAAAGATGAGATGAATTGCCTATATCCCAAAGACCTTGTGTAGTAGTCTGCCATCCACTCTGTCGCTTTCTTTACGTTTTCCGTCGCTCTTTTATTTTTTTGCGCGGCGGTCAGCCGGAGATATTTGCCGTTTATCTTCTTGTTGTTTCCGCGATGCAAAGAACAATAAAGGGTATTATGGCTTCGCGCCTTGAACTTTTTATGACACCGGCGGCAGATTCTGATTGCGTTCATTTCATCTTTCCCAGATTAATTACTCCGACCTTGCCCCGCAAAAGAAACTTGAGAAGGCGATCCACGCTCTTTTTATCGAGGTACACTCCATCCAATTCGAACGTTCCGTCGGAAAAGTCTATGATAAAGAGTTTGGGACACTTCGTTTTGGGGTTCTTCTTGTCTGAACACTCGCAGGGAAGAACAAGTTTGAGGGAGTTTTTCGCGCCAGAAAGAGGAGAAGAAGAGAGGCGTTTACTTTTGAATGGGGCTTTTTTATCGTAGGTCATTTGGGTTTACAGTATTTGGGTTCTTTATAAAACATAAGCAGATTTAGGATAGTGTTTTAGGTAGTCATCGGTCTTTTTATGGCAATCCTCACAGATAGTTATACCATTTTCGGGCATTAGTCGCAGACGGGGATAAAGGGCGTAATTGTAAATGTGATGGACTTGAAGTTTTATATAACTACCCTTTTCATTTCTCACACCACAATCAATGCACCGGAAGTCATCTCTATGGAATACTCCTTGTCGCCACACTTTGTATTCTCTAGTTTCGCGGAACGCTTTATTTGCATTAGATATCCCGCCACGCCAGAACGGTGATCCCGCACCTTTCATTCTTTGAGATGAAGAATCTCGTTGTTTTTGAGATTTATTTCGATAGGTCAATGCACAATTATGACTACAGAATTGTTGTTTTACGCTCGCTACGCCCTTACAACTTCTCACTAATAATGTTTTTCGGTATGGAAAGTCCTTGCCACACCATAGACATTTCTTATATCCATCAATATCTTTTTTGCGCTTTTTGTTGTAATAAATAGCGACACATCTTCTGCCACAAAATCTCCAAGTTTTTCGCTCAGATTCGCATTTCTTTTTGCGATAACAAGTTTTTCCGCAAACTTCACAATCTCTCGTAAACATACGGTTATTCTAACATAACTGGGAGATTGTCGCAATATTCATGGTATGTAGACCACTGCCCGATATGTCCAGATTTTATCCACGCAAGGGCTTTGGTAGTAGCACATACTGCGTCATAGGCGCATACACTCGATATTTCCGGATGCCAGTAGTCGTTCCACTGCCAGAGTCCACGCGAGATTGTGTTGCCCGTGTCTTTGCCCGCTTTCGTCGGGTTGAACTGACTTTCATGCTGAACGATGCAAGTCGCTAATTTTGGATTGATTCCGACCTTTCTTGCCTGACTTGCCACATAGTCATAAATGGTAGTCGTGGACAAAGACGATGTAGCCCCTGTTTGCCCCTGTGGTGCGCTAGGACGAGAGTTCTGCTCAAAACCGTACTGGGACGAGTTTTGACCATTTTGGGTTAAATTAGGCGATTTTTGGGCTTCGACATAAAACCGCGCGGGGAGGAAGAAAACAAGAGAAAAAAGTAATAAAGCAGATACATATATATTTTTCATTTATTGCAGGTTTCCTTTCACTACTCCCTGCCACCGTATTCACGGTATCGGTCTGTCATTTAAGCGACCGAGGTTAAAGTTTTTCGACTGGTGGTGTATTCACTATGGGCGAAGCGTTGGCTATGGAAACCCGCGCTCCACCCGTAAAGAACATCTACAAGTATAGGGCAAAACCGTGTTAATTTCAAGGTCTTATCTGTGGATAAAAAGCTCCCGTCATTTTGGCGGCGGGAGATAATGGACGGGCAAAGTTTCTAGAGTGAAACTCAACCAGTCCTGA